GCTTTCCACGGCAGGGTTTGTGTTGTGATAAAAATTGGTTTATTCATTCTTTGTGCTAATCGTTTTAAAGAACGAGTTATATTAGTCAAAGCCTGTGGAGTATTAGCCTCTCCACTTTGCTCATCAATCATTAAGTAAACTCCATCAATAAAAACAACATCAGGTTGTAGCGTTTGCATTTTTCCAGCAATACCTGTAATAGTCGAGCCTGCTGCAGAATCTACTAACCAAAACTTATGTTGTTCCGCCATGCCCTTTAATATAGTTTTATACCTAGACTCTTCTTCTTTTGATAAAGCTCCGTCAAGAAGTCTGCGGTGAGACACTTTTGATTTCATAGAGTCAAACCTAGACTCTTGCTCGGTGTTACTCATTTCAAAAGATTGAAACATAGGCACTTGTCCAACCCTATGCATGTTTAGTGCTATCTGTAACGCAAGAGTGGACTTTCCAGTTTTTGGGGGAGCAACTAAAACAATTAACTGTCCGTTCTGTATGCCACCAGTTGCTTGGTCAATCTTTGAAAAGCCAGTTGGAATTCCACGTAGTCCTGGATTTGCTTTTCTATGAAGGTACTCGTCCCAACGATTTAATGGGTTGCTTGTAATGTCTAAGTCACTACTTTTAGAAAGCCCAGACTCCTCTATATGGACTAACCCAGATTGTAAAGTTGATATTGCGGATTCATGGTCTTGATTTTCAATTCCTTTAATAGCCTCTTGAACAATCGCAACGGTTGCAGCACGTCTACGTTGATCTAAAAGAGAATCTATATAAAAATCTAATTTATCCGGTGCGTTTAGTAAAACATAGGTCGGATAGTTTTCTTTAAGAGTTTCTAAACTTGGAGTCTCGCCATACTTTTTATAATGGTCACATACATAACTAAATAACTTCTTTTCATTTTTATCAGCAAACCAATGTTCATTTACATTTTTAGTAAGTACATACGCAAGGGACTTCTCTTGAATGACTTTACTTAGTAATAATGATTCGTGGTTCATAATTGTGAAAAGTCCATTCCCCAGTGACCGTACCTCAGTAAGCGAGTCGGCAAATCTAGCACACCTATAACCTCAGGCCTATATGGAAGCTCATTGATTAAGTGATCGATTGCGGTGTAGGAAGTAAAGTACCTAAATGGGTTAGTTCCCATTTTATCTAGTTTTTCAGTAACAACCTCTAGTTGCTCTTCAGTGTTGTTAAAAGAAACAAGTTCTAAGGTATAACCAACTCTTTGAGAAAATACATACAGTCTACTTAAGATAGACCTATTAAATGTTTCTGTTCGTTTAGTAACAGGTATTATTTTAAATTGTTTCTTAACAGATACTTCAACATCAAGAAAAGTATCAATGACAACTATTACTCGTTTTGGTAGTTCGTTACTAATGTCCCCCTTAAGCATCTTTTAAACTACCTCAATTTTCCCATACCTTATGACAAACTCTCTAAAAGCAGAGTTGGACTCTTGCGCTCTTTCTGCGTCTTCTTTTGAAGCTTTAACTGAAATCTCTAAAGGATATGTTCCTCCATTGTTTTCAATTCTTGCTTTAACAAACTTAACATGCTTGCAAAAAGATCTTCCCTTAAATCCAGCACAACTACAATAAAGATTATCTTTTTTATCAGTGCTAACTTCAAAGATGCCAGGACCAGGTGTTTGTTGTTGCGTTAAAAAGACTTGTATAAGTCTTAGGTCCTCAGTCACGTGTGCCTCTTTCATAATAAACGGAGATCTCCTTTCTCGTTTTTCCACCGTATCTCAATAAAAGCTTCTTTTGCAAAGCTAGCAGTTGAGCTGCCGTAAATGGATTCCCAAGTTGAAAGTCCGTAGTTAGTAGTGACAATGGTAGGCAATCCTTTTGAATGGCGGGTGCGCAACACGTGGTGAAACATATTTTTTTGCCAACCTGAGGCCGACATGTGTTCTTTTCCTAAATCATCTATTACCAATATACGAACGTTGTAAGAGTCGTCTTTAGCGTCCCCCAATAACCCAGCAAAAAGTTGATTATCTTCAGGGTTTTGGTCATCGTCCATAGTTCTACCTTTAAGGTTTAACAATTCGGCAAAAGTAATAAAATATACGGGCCTTACTAAAACATCCCCAGTATTAGAAGAAAAGTTCTCCATTGAGAAGGTGCAAAGCATTTGCTGTATCGCAGCCACAATTGCTGTTGTTTTTCCGTGACCGGGCTCCCCTGTAATAACTAACCCTCTGCCACTAGAGGCCTTTCCAGAGGCTCGGATAATATCTCCCATAGACACTAGCTCAATCCAGTCCCTAATGCGCTTTAAACCCGTTTTAGGGGCATCCTGGCAGTCGTCTAAAGACCACCCAATATACTGATTTGGGATTCCGGCAAGTTGTAGCCACGTACGGCGACGTATAGGCAGTTCCTCTGGCTTGTACATTACATCCCCCGCTTAGCCCAAAACTTGTCTTCAACTTCTGAGTCTTCTTCATTAACCTTTGGTAACTCTATCAACATCTTGGCGTCATGTAGGAGTTGGGGAAACATTTTTAGAAAAAGTCTCCAAAGGTGCTCTGGGTCTGAGTACTTACCAAGGTCGATTCTTACAAAGAAAGCATCCATAACTTTCAGCTCAACCTCGCCGTTAGTTCCGTATTTACGACGGGTGTTCCCCATAGCCTGTACAAACTTGCTAGCGTTAACATTCCAAGGTTTAATGTGCATTGTCCAGATACGATTTGAAAACTCTTGACATACATGCTTTGGTAGCCAGTTAGCTACTGGAATATTGCTTCTGTATAAGTTATTCTTTTTTACAACGTTTGCTTTGTTAGTTTCAAACTCTTCTTGTTTGCGTTTAGAAGCCTTAGTAGATTCTAAAAGGGCTTCGTCTTTGTCCATAGAACTACCGTCCTTAAATACCCCACCCCAACCAGTCATATCTAACCCTATCACTCTTGTTTCTTCCTTCTCTCGAACTTCAGTTCGAGAATTTGCAAAACTACTAATACAATTAGTAATTAAGCTATACAGCGTATTAGCTAATTGGCTATTGTGCTGACATAGCTGTAACAGAAGTTCCCTTTTGGGACTCCCATTAAGGTACGACTTAGTTACGTATTTTCCGTTTACTACCTCCCTTGTAGTCACTATTAAACCTAATTTTCGTAACTCAAGCAAAACGGGAAGGAAGACCTTTCTGCCTTCATTAAACACAACAGCAAGCCTATCTGCTGATATCGTGTCACCGCTCTGAACTAGGTACAAGTATACCCCTACCACTCTAGACAACTTCACTTATTTTCATCTTTCTTCATCTCTTCAACAACGGCTTTTGCGATTAATTTTGCAAAAGCAGATAATGATTCGGCAAGAGCAAAAACTTCATCATCTACTTCTTCGTACTCATCCAAAGTGGCTTCCTCTTCATCCTCCTCCTCTTCTTCTTCAAACAAAGCGGGATGTTTTTCTTTAGCAGTTGTCGCTTCCACTTTCGGCATATCCGGTGTTTCTACTTTTTGTATGTTTTTTGAGTAATCAACTTGCGTCAACCCATCTGTTAAATCAAAAATTGGAAACCCAACGTCAGAGGCTGCTTTTACAATGTTTGCAGTTTCCATATCTTCATCTGACCACAACATAAACACGACGGGGTTTGAGCCCTTTGCTGACTTTAATGCATCCTCTACCGGACTCTTAGAGTGACTAACAGTTGCAGAAGGTAGGCCCGCTGAAATAAAACCGTCGTTTGCAAACACTACTATTTCATAATTATTATCTTTCGCAAATTGAGCAGCAAAAACTTGACCTTGACTTGCTTGGTTTTTAAACGCTAATACAATTACATTTTTATCTTTTTTGTTAAAAAAGTAATCGTCTAAAAGCGCTTCTACGTTAGCTCTACTGGTGTCTCCAGATCCTAGAACTAGTATGTGGTTATCATTTGGCATGTTGCCTCCCTTAAAGGAAGAAGCATACACACTTTTATCTTTCTGTCTTAACAGCCCTTACTACGGCGGGTTGGTAGGTAGAAATCCTAGATCCTATAGCTATTAGGAGCGCAGATATAAAAGCACTTGAAACTGTGTAAATTATGAATATACGAATTGATGATATGCCTATTAACCCAGCACCACCTGCAGACAAAACTAAAGCAGCTATAGCTTTTACTAACCGCAAATCCATAAAGTTTTCAATTAACTCAAAGACTTGGTCTAGTACCGTCAGCCAGAATGCGGCAAAACATGAAATTAATAGTAGGTCTAACATAAGACCTGAGTATACTACGTTTTTGGTTGAGCTAAGTACACCGTAAAGGTTGTGCCAAGGGTTAAAAAGTCTTTTAAAGCAATCTTTAAACGCTCTTCTACCGCAACTCTATTAACATAAAAATGAGACCTAGACGCGTCCGCAACTCCGCCCTCCCAATATAACTCATCAGGCGTTGCTAGCCCGCTATCTCCATCAAAGTAAGAAAGTACAAATGGGGTTTTTTCAAACATAGCGTGGTCTATGGCTAGGTAATTGTTAGCAGCGGTTGGGATCCAATTAAACTCAACTTTAGCTGAGTAACAATTTGTTGGTGAAGTGCCTGTTACATAGGCTTGAACCCACTCTTGATTAATACTTAGATTAGAACCTGTTTGTGTTGAGATAAAGTTGCCTGTAGCGTCATACCAATGTATGTTGCAAAATCCAACTTGTGTTCCAGCGTAAGATTTAGCGTATATGCTAAACGTATAAGACTCTTCAGGGTAATAAATTGGTATTAAGTCGTTTAGACCAGTGCTTGATTCTACGTTTACTGTTGTTGTAGACGGTGCATTTAATTTAATTACAGACCCAGTTTTAAAAACAGAACCAGTTACGGCTGTTGCAGGCACATTTGCAGTAGATAGAGAAAATCCAATAGTATCTTCAGTTACCACAGTAACAGTGCGTTGCCCGTTAATTGTGCTATTTATTCCAGTTACGGTTATAGACTCTCCAACTTTAATTCTGTGCCTTGTACTTGTAGTTAGGTCTACTACACCCGTTTGAACAGAATAAGAAATTACTTCATATTCTAAGTCAGATGGATCTGGGGTTAAAGGGTCTAACGCGTACGAAGCATTTAATATATTCCAAGGAGCCAACGTGCCTTTAAAGTTTGGGTTTGGTAACTCATTTATTCTAGTTGCTTTAAGAGTTATGTGTAAGTTTCTAGCTTCATCAAACTCGCTTACAGTTGCACTCTTTTCAAATTGAGCGCAATCAAAATAATGGCGGTCTCCACTTGCTGCGTTTCCGACTGAAGCAATAGAAATTACAGGAGCAGCATAATAAGCATTAGCTGGAGCTGTGCCAGACACTGTATGTCTAAAAAAAGAAGAAGTGTTGTTAGCCGTTGCGGTTCCGGTCAGTACACTTAAATCTTCACCAAACCTATCAACCCATAGTATTTTTAAAGTTACTTGGCGACTTGTCGCTAACGCTTTAGAGTAAACACTAAATGTATAAGGTTGGCCAGCGGTTACAGGTATGCCTGCTCGTATAGGGTCGTCAGCTCCTGCTGAAAGTGAAACTACAGCGCTTGCTCCAGAGGAATTTGACACTTTTAAAATTCCATTTTGTTTATTTGCATAGCCAGTTATAGTCGTAGGCTCTGCTCGCGGAGTTGGATTTGGGGTAACTACTCCGTTAGTTTTAGTAGTAGGTACATTTCCAAAAGATGTAGTAAATGAAATTGTAGTAGTGGTTACGGCGGTTAATGCTACTGATGATGCTGCATTAAGTAAAGGAATACTAGAAGCAGATACAGTTACTACGTCACCAATTTCGTACCCATGTTCTTTATTTAAAGTTAAAGTTAACACGTTCGAAGTAACTGCATAATGAGTTACTTTAGACACCGTTAAGGCGGTTAACTTAGCATTAGATTGGTTTAACCATACTCCGTAAGACTCTTCAAACGATGAAGAGTTATAGTCAAGCATTAAGTTGTGCCCCACTGTAAGTCCGTCTACTCCAGGGTTAGGTACAGATGAGTTTGGAGAGGGCACTGCGTATCCGCTAAACGCTTTTATAAACTCTTTAACCCCTTGACTACTTCCTTTTTCTTTGTAAAGTTGAACAGCGTCTCTAACTAAAATTCTAGATTGTTGTAGGCCTAGTGCAGGCTCTTGTGGAAATCCAAATTGTTTTAACAACGTAGGAAGCAACTGTCCGTTGCTTAGGGACAGGTCATATCTGTTTGTAGTGTTATCTATAAAAGACCTATACTTATCTAATTCAAATCCAAATACTCCTAAAAACTTATATAAACTTTGATTTGTTTCATCGTTATTTAAAACTCTAAAACTAGTGTATTTATAAGGCTCTGGAATGTAGTCATAAAGTAGTTTTTGTGATTTAAAGTCTTTAACAGATAGTGCAGATGCGTCTGCTGATCGTACCCAAGAGTAGGTAACAACACTATATACAAACAAAGAATAATAATAAAATCTATTTTCTAATAGGTCATTGCTATCTATGTTAGACCCAGCGTCTTCTCCATAGTACGCAGAACTTACTAATACCCCATCAAACGGATTAGTTGGAAAACCATATACGCCTCTAACTAACCTAATTTCATCCCAACTACCACCAGGGCTAGTCCAAGTTAATTTAATTTGTGTATGGCCAAAGGGAACCGCTTTAAAGTCATCAACAAGTAAATCTCCAGTTGTAGGTGACCCATAAACCGCATTTCCGTAATAATTAATTCCGTAACGGGACACGGGTTACTCGAACGCTAGTAGGGCATTTACGTTTGAAACATCTTCTGAAACTGGCGACACTAATACTCCGGTTGCGTCTACATATGTAGTTGGCGTGTTTGAACCACTTGGGCGCCACTCTTGTAGATTAGCTGTTTGACCAACTTTAGCTTTAATAATTAAACCAATATTTCCGTTAGCACTCGGAGTAATTGTGTTTTGAGTATCACCAGCTTTTCTAATGTACTGGGTATGGGTGTCCGCAACAACCCCTGTTTCAATGTTTGCTAATCTAGCGGTTACCGTTCCAAAAGATTGAGACGTTGCTAAAAATGATCCAACAGCTGAAGGGGTAGTAGAAACGTTTGGGGTAGTTCCTAAAACTGATTCAATTGCTAATACTTCTTCTTGTAGCGCGTTTGGGTGCGAAGCGTCAATAACATCTGTAACGTTAGTTTTAGATGTAAAAACCTTAACCGAACCTGGATAACTTGCTGTCATGATTAACCTGCTATTCCGCCTGAGGCATTGACTGTAATGGTTCCCACTTCAGGAAGCTCATTTAATTCGCAAACAACATCTGATGTTATCACGCCATTAACAAGCCCTGTTGGGGAAACCGGGGTTGAAGCCACGGTTGTTACCGTTAAGTTATATGAGAACGTAGTAGAACTTACTGCAGTAACAACATATCTACCGTTAAATACAGAATCAACTCCAGATACAGCTACCGTGTCTCCTATTAAGAAAGAATGTGCAGCGCTGGTGGTCAGTGTGGCCACCCCTGAAGTAACTGCTTTATTAGAAATTGCAGCTGTTTTAATGTCAGTAGTCTTAGCTAATAAAACCGGGGTAATTTGTAGAACTCCATTAACAGAGTTAACAGCCTCTAGTACATCACTTAATCTAATTACGTCTTTAAAAACAACGTTATCAAAGTCTAATAAGGTAGTTAACGCAGTTGTAACCTGTGCTTTAACTAAAGATGTTTTATACTCTTGGCCTACAGTAATATCTACAATTATGTCTACATCTGCGTATGCTGGAGGTAAAATAGTAACTGTAGTATTTGGTGGAGCCTTATCTACATAATATTCTAATAAGTTAGTTGCAATTGTGTTAAAAATAGTAGTAGGGGAGCCCGCACCATCAATTCCTCGGTCACCAAATAAAGCAATATAAACAGTAACGCTAGAAAACACATCTGCCGTAGCAATAGCTTTTGCAATACCAGTAACTTGAAGCGCTAAGCTTGCGTAATCTAATAAAGAAACTGCTCTATTTAAAGACTTTAAGCTAGCAGGGGCATTAAGCCGTATAGAGTCAGTAGACTCTTCATCGGAACCTCCAACAGCAGCTGTTTGGTTATTTACGCTTAATCCGGAAACAGAGTTAGTTGCAATGTAATTTAAAGAGGCCGCTGGTACGTTTCCTTCGTCACCTCCACCAACTCTATACGATGCATAGATTTCTGCGGATGATGGTGGAATTCGTCCGCTTACGTTATCGCCAAATGTAATGGAAGTTACGCCATCTGCATCGGTAGACACAATAAACACTGGGTCGCTTCCTGCATAGTCAATTAAATAAGAAACTTGATTAAAAGGAATTCCATTAACTGTAACGCTAACGCTGCTTTCAATTACTGGTGAGTCTTCTAAAGTAAACTCTTGAAAAGCTAATCCGGTTGAAGTGCCTACTAACTCATCAAAAATGCTTTCTCCCTGCGTTGCTACCACCGTATTGCTACCGTTAGTGGTTCCAACTTTTGCGGGAACTATAATTGCGGAGTTAGTTTCAAATATAATTTGGGCAGTTTCTCCGTTTAACGTAGAAGATGTAGCTACTTGTGTTAAAGCAGGAACAGTGATTGCTGCGTTTGTTGAGTTTTGAAAAGTTAAAGACACTGCTGCAGCTGTTCTTTGTGTTGGTATATACCCAAGTAAAGCAGCTATTTGTAATACGCTATTTCTTTGACTAGCTGTAGTAATAAAAGATTCATTAGTTGATCTATCAATATTATAGTTTAGTAAGTCCCCAACGTATGCAAACAGCTCTAATAGCACAATCCCAAAGTCTGCAGGGTTACGGGAAGTCCACTCGGGGGCGTATAGTGGAATTAACTCAAGAAGGTCTTCTCTAATAGAGGTGTAGTCTCTAGAAGTGTAACTAACTTGAGGTACAAAGTTAATTTCTGCCATTAAATCCCTCCAAAATTACTTCCCCACTTCTAGTAAATAAACCATATTTTAAGCTAACTTCGTCTGAAAGGCCTGTTGGAGTAGTGTACTGCACTAAGACTTCCATGACATCGTCTTCTTGTATTTCAACTGAAACGTTATCTAGAATTAAATCAGATAACCATTGACCAAACCCAGCCCTAACCTCAGCAACTACTAACGATTCTGCTGCAGATTCGGTCTCAAAAACGGCTTTTCTAGCAGCTGTACCAAACGAAGGAGACATAACTCTTTCATTCTTTAAAGTCATAATAACCCCAATAACTCTATCTTGGACAATCTTTTTATAATCATAGGTGTAGCCAATTTCGCCAAGTTCGTTAAACTTAAAAGGCAAAGCTATAACTTTTTGTGCCATTATTCAACACCTACCCATATTGGGTAACTTGGGTCTCCAGCTATAAACATGATCCACACAATCGTTCCGGGTTGGGGCTTGTAGTTACCCACTAAGTTAACGTTAGCAATTATACTTGGTATGTTTGGCCGTGTCGGCGCAGCCAAGGCACTATAAGCTTGCAAAGTAGAACCAGATGCACTAGCAGAAGTCATTATTTGTACATAATCATCTTTTTCTAAGTTTAGTAAGGCAGACCCTGATATAAAAGTTACTGGATCTGGTTCTGTAGAGCTGATAGTAATTCCATGCTGGTGTGGGCCTGGAGATTGAGAGTCAATTAAATACGTAGGGTCACCTTGCAGCATACTTCGAGAGTTACTTTTTGCAACATCAACTCCATTGACCCTAAACCAAATATCTACATAAGATGATACAAGAGTGCTTTTTTTAAACGAGGCTTTAAAACTTACATTGTATTGACCAGTCTCATTAACGTAAAGTCTAGAAGCGGGAGAGCCTAAAACCACTCCATCATTGCTTTCATCTGTTGAGTTAAAAGTTATAGCCAAAGCCGTAGTAGTTCCAACTGATTGAGTCACACTTGAGGAAAATATGCCGTATGGAAGTTTTAATTGTGAAATTGCCCCATTTGAGGCTCTAATCCATT